ATGAACTCGTTGAACACCTATGGAATAAGATTGATCCATCGGAGTTTGAGAAACCACCAAAAGATTGGGTACCAAAAGACAAAAAGTTAAGACTATGGAACGAGGGTTCGCCTAAGCCAATCAAACTAAAATTTAAGGCGTACAAGACGTTTGAGGCTTGACTTATTTAAACAAATGATATATATTAGGAGAAATTATGAGTGATTTTTTGAAAGACGTTATTAAAGAAAGTGGCAATGAATATGCAGGTCTAGTCAGTGATGGTATTGATTCGGCAGATGTAACCAGTTTTATAGACACAGGTTCCTATTCATTTAACGCTTTATTATCAGGTAGTATCTATGGTGGTCTACCTTCAAACAAAATTACAGCAATCGCTGGAGAAGCTGCGACAGGTAAAACTTTCTTTGCATTAGGTATTGTTAAGAATTTTTTAGACATGAATAAAGATGGTGGAGTAATCTACTTTGAATCTGAAAGTGCTATCTCAAAAGATATGATAGATGGTCGTGGTGTTGATGGTAAGAGAATGGTAGTTGTACCAGTCTCTACAGTACAAGAATTTAGAAATCAATCAATAAAAATAGTTGACAAATATCTAGAACAACCAGAGGATAAAAGAAAACCTTTAATGTTTGTTCTTGACAGTTTAGGTATGTTATCTACTACAAAAGAAATGGAAGATACAGCCGCTGGTAAAGAAACAAGAGATATGACAAGATCACAAATTGTTAAGTCAACGTTTAGAGTATTGACATTGAAATTAGGTAAAGCAAATATACCTATGATTATGACCAATCATACTTACGATGTAATTGGTTCCATGTTTCCACAAAAAGAAATGGGCGGAGGTTCAGGTTTAAAATACGCTGCCTCATCTATTATCTACCTAGGTAAACGTAAAGAAAAAGACGGCACAGAGGTAATTGGTAATATTATCCATTGTAAAAATTATAAATCTAGATTAACAAAAGAAAATGCACAAATAGACGTAAAACTAACATACAAACACGGTCTTGATAAGTACTATGGTCTTTTAGATATGGCTGAAAAAGCAGGTATCTTTAAGAAAGTATCTACAAGATTTGAAATGCCAGATGGCAGTAAAGTATTTGGTAAGTCTATCAATGATGATCCAGAAAAATATTTTACAAAGGAGATATTAAAAAAAATAGATGAATACGCCAACAAAAAATTCCGATACGGATCAGACGAAGAATAAAAAGTTTGTATATGCACAAAAAACTGGTGCAGACTACACAGCTATAAAATTACTTCAGCCAAAATACAGAAATGTAATCTACAAGTATGGTAAAGTTGCGTTTGCAAAAGAGGAAGACGCCAAAGGTAACTTGCCAATGAAGTTTGATTATGATATATTAAGTAATCCAGAAAACAAAGATGTAGATAGTCAAGAGTTTATAGATCATATCGGCGACATTTTAATAGAAGTAATGGAAGAACAACTTAACGCAGGCAAGGTAGAATTTGAATAACGAGAGAATAGAACTAACTATATTAAGAAACCTTATGTACAATGAGCCGTACATGAGAAAGGCAATACCATTTTTAAAAGAATTATATTTTACTAACAGATCAGAAAATATATTGTTTCAAGAAATAAACTCTTTTATACACAAGTATAATAATTTACCTACAAAAGAAACTATACTAGTTGAAATGGGTCATAGAAAAGACCTTAACGATGATGAAGTTAGAAACACAAAAGAATTATTATCTACAATAAGTCCTGAAGATGTTGACGAGAATTGGTTGGTAGATACAACAGAAAAGTTTTGTAAAGACCGTGCTGTTCACAATGCAGTACTAGAAGGCATTAAGATATTAGATAAAAAAGATAAGACAAGAAATGCAGAGGCCATACCACATATATTATCAGAGGCTCTGGCAGTTTCTTTTGACAATCATATAGGTCACGATTACCTTGCAGACCAGGAAGAACGATACAAATTTTATCACACAAAAGAGAAAAGATTTCAATTTGATTTACAATACTTTAATAGAATTACAAAAGGTGGTGTACCAAGTAAAACATTAAACATAGCACTTGCAGGTACAGGTGTTGGTAAATCTTTGTTTATGTGTCACGTAGCTTCTAGTTTTCTTGCACAAGGTAAAAATGTATTGTATATAACTTTAGAAATGGCAGAGGAAAGAATTGCTGAACGTATAGACGCAAACTTATTAGATGTCACAATGGACGATCTCCATGCCATGCCAAAAGATATGTATCACGACAGATTAAAAAAGATACAAGATAAAACAAATGGTACATTAATCATCAAAGAATATCCAACAGCGTCTGCTCATAGTGGACATTTTAGAGCATTATTAAATGAACTATCATTAAAGAAATCATTTAAACCAGAGGTAGTGTTTATTGATTATTTAAATATATGTTCATCAAGTAGATTTAAAGGTGGTAATATATCATCTTATTTTTATATCAAGGCCATTGCTGAAGAGCTAAGAGGTCTTGCAGTAGAATTTGACTTACCAATATTCAGTGCTACACAAACAACAAGAAGTGGTTTCGTAAGTACAGATATTGGTTTAGAAGATACGTCTGAAAGTTTTGGTTTACCGGCAACAGCAGACTTTATGTTTGCCTTGATGTCAAATGATGAACTAGAACAATTAGGTCAAATGAAAATCAAACAATTAAAAAATAGATATAATGATCCTTCAATGCATAGGTCATTTATAGTTGGTGTAGATAGAGCCAAAATGAAATTATATGATGTGGAAAACAATGCACAAAATATAGTAGATAAGGGAACTGAAACGAAAAAGGAAGAAAATCCTTATGATAAGTTTTCAGATTTCAAAGTATGACGAAAACGTACATACATGTAAACCAACATGTTATTAGGAGTAATAAGAAACATGGAAAAGATGATCCAGTTATTACAATTAAGCGAGGAAAAAATAACACTTATTGTCACGAAGTACAAATTGATGGTCCGTCATCCGTTGTTTATGGCGGTAATGATAAACCTTTGCTTTCTTGTGGCGCTAGGGTTGTTGTGGTAACAGAAAGTGACGTTAAAGTAATAAGATAATGGCTAAGAAACAAAAAGTTAGATTTTCAAAAGGCGACAAGAGACCTAAAGCAGACAGTGAATATGGTAAACTATCTTATACAAAAAAGATGGTTAAACGTGGCCGTAAGATATTGTGGCAAGTCAAAGAAAGACCTACAAACAATATAGTAGGTACATATTTCTTTGAGGAAGACGCAGATAAACTAGTCAAATTTCAAAACAAACATAGAGTTTGGGAAATGAATGGTGGTATTCCAAGATTTTTATGGAATAATTAACTTGCCTCTCTCTTATAAATATGTTATGAGAGAGATATATGGCATATAATTTAGCAACACTATCAACGTTAACACAACACGTACCGTCTAATATAAAGAAAGATTTTACATCTTTACTATCAATGATGGTAGAGGGTGCATATTACGGTGACGACCAACCTGTCACAAAGTCTAGAGTATACATAGTTAAAGTATCTCCAGACAATCTCAAAAAAGTCCTACCTACACTAGAAAAGAAGTACACAGCAAAGATTAAACAAGGTGCTAAGAAGTCTGCCGACTTTATAGTACAAGGTTATAAGGTTAGATTTATTGAAACAGGTAAAAAATCTGTAGGACAATTAGACGCAAGAGTCACTTCTATGCAAGAAAATGCTTCTCTATGGATTATTAAAAGAGCATTAAAAGATAATATAAAGTATAAGTGTCCTGAAGATATATCTAAAGACAGAAAGTTTAAAGAACTAGTTAAGATATATCCAGATGTAGTTGAAGATGAATGGTTAAATAATTTTTATGCACAACAGAAAAAACTATTAGAAGTGTTTAGAGGTAAATCATGGACAGAATATAACAGAGACGGTGGTTTTATGGATTATATCTCTAATTTAATAAGAGATAAATTTAAAATATCTAAAAAGGATAGTTGGAACCCTGCCGATATATGGTTAATTAAAAATGAAAACAATGTGAAACAAACTATTAATAATGCAATGAAAGGTAACTCTGTATCTATATCTAAATTAAATGATGTAATGAAAACTTTATATAGTCAATTTAAATTGGCAGGTATATCATTAAAAAAAGTTTCAGGTAAAGAGGCAAAATATGAGGAAGTAAATACTAAAAATGCATTAATGAAAGACGCCAAGTTTACCATGAAGTTAGATAGGTCAGTTATGAAAATGGGTAATAAATCAGATAAGACATTAGTATCTGCTGACATGAGAATAGATATAAAATCTGCTAACGATGTTTGCGAGTTTCAGATTAGACAAAACGGAAAAGGATTTAATCAGAATTTAAAATTTGATGGTAAATTTAAAGGTGCTGGTGCAGCTCGTATAGGAAAAGTACCAGTAGATTTACTAGCAAGATTAATGGCCGAGTATGGTGTAGGAAATAATAATAGGTTATTCTTTGTAAATGACCACAATCAATATCCTAAATCACTTGGTGCCTTTGTTAAGGTAAAATCGGTATACCTAAAACGATTTAGAGTAGTAAACCGATATACAGATACGGGTATATCAGACAGTAAATTTCTTGATACCATGGTAAAGTCATACAATAGTGCTGACTTAAAGAACGGTGTATCACATACTAAACTAATGGAACTAGATTTCCTATACTGTATATACTCTATTCCAAAGGCAAAAAGAGACAAAATGCTTACTGATATGGTGTTTTTAGCTGAGAAAAGAGGGTCACAATTTGGTCCTTTTGGCAAGTTATACTAGTATAAATATAAGTAATCATTGATATATTGAATGAGAAAGTGAATTAATTTATGGAAACAAATGAAAGAAAATGTTTAATTTTAAAGGTTTCATAACAAAAGAAAAGAACACACATTTAGAACATCTTGAAGATGACATAATCAACAGAGGTGCTAGAGGTGGAGATAATGCTATAAAGTTTCTAAAGTCAATTAGAAACATGTTAGCAGGGTCCTCTGGTGGAAAAGTTAATATGTCTGTCAAGTGGGACGGTGCGCCTGCTATAGTGTGTGGTATTAATCCAGAGAACGGTAAATTTTTCGTTGGTACTAAATCAGTATTCAACGTCAAACCAAAAATAAATTATACATCGGGTGACATTATGAGTAATCATAGTGGACCTGTTGCAGATAAATTACAAGTCTGTTTAAGAGAATTAAAAAAATTAAGAATTAGAGGTATCTATCAAGGAGATTTACTCTTTACAAATGATACTAAAATACAAAACATAGATGGTCAATCTATGATTACTTTCACACCTAACACAATCACATATGCAACACCAGTAAACTCTATTCTAGGTAAAAAGATTAGAAGAGCAAGAATGGGAATAGTATTTCATACAAGTTATACAGGTAAAGATATGAAAAGTTTAGGTGCTGGTTTTGGTACTATATCTGGTAGATCAGGTAGTACATCGGTATTTTTAGCAAGTGCTGGTTATACTGATACTTCCGGTTCATCTACATTTACTAGTGGAGAGTTGGCAAGATTTGATGGTTTAATTAGAATGGCTGAAGGCTCTTTAGGTAAGGCGTCTGTTATATTAAATGAAATGTCAAGGTCAAATGATTCTTTATCAGTAGGTTTTAGATTAAAGGCTTTCTTTAACCACTATATTAAAAACACACAAGGTCATATGGGCAAAGTAAAAACTCTACAGAAAATGTTTAGAGATTACTACGAAAATATTTTAGTAGAAGAAATAGCACAAAGAAAAACACCAAAAGGTAAACAAAAGTATAGAGATTTATTAGAACAAAATTTAAAATTTATTGATAGAAATGAATCAGGATTATATTTTGCAATAGCTTCACATGTTAGTTTAGGTAATGCAAAGAATTTTCTAATATCAAAGTTATCACAAATACAAAGTATTGGTCACTTTATTAGAACAGGTAATGGTTACAGAGTGACAAATCCAGAGGGTTATGTTGCAGTAAACAGATCAGCTGGTGCAGTTAAACTAGTAGACAGATTAGAATTTAGTAGAGCAAACTTTACTATTGCTAAAGATTGGGTAAAAGGATAATGAAAAAATTTAAACTTACAATTTTAAAAGTAATACAAGAAACATGCCATAAGATTGGCGATTGGGCTTGGATGAAAAGAGTAATATTGATGAAAGGTAAAAATGATAGGATTTAAAGATTATATATTTAAATTTTTAGAAGATAAAAGACAACCAAAGATTATCTTAATAGGTGGTCCAGGTAGTGGTAAGTCTACGTATGCCAAATTTTTAACAAAAGAATTTAATATAGCTCACATATATCCAGGTGACCTATTAAGAAAAGAAAAAGAAA